ATATACTAAATAAGAGTTAGGTTCTAAGTAATACTTTTCTATAATTAAGTTCATAATAAATAATTTAAATAAGTAAATAATTTTTAAGATTACGGATACCACTATGCTTTTCCTATAGAGAGAGAACAATAACCTATATAGTCTATTAGTATACCTAACAAGCACTCTTGATTAGCGTGTTTATCTATAATAGTTATTATCATTAGAGTTCTAGGGACTTAACACGTTCACATTATTCCTAATGTCCTTACCCTTTGGTTTGTATACGATAGCTATATTATATATTATTGTCTTCTCTTGTGTTATGTGTGGTAAAAAGTGGTGTATTGTGGGTTATTTGACCTCTCACTCACAATTCAACGTGCACAACAAATAAATTGTAACAAAAACAAATTAAATTGTATCTATTGTGGTTGTTAGTGTGAATAACGTGTGAATCCTGGAGGTAACACTCTTAATGTATAGATGCAATTGTAAATCTGTCAAGATAAATTGGATTGCTATGCATTATTGGTTGAGTGAGTGTCACTATGTATTCACGGTCAGAGAATGTGCAAAGGGATTGCTCCCCTTGCACGGCTGATTACTCAGCCCAGTACATGCCAGTTTCAACTGTAGGATCATCCATGTCCATGACTGGATTATCTGTAAGTCTGAAACCTTCCAACGGTTGGTCTTTCTTAAGACCCAGCGTTGATGGATCAAGGGTCTTACCCTTGTCATCCATGAGGCATAAAAGACCAAAGGTCACTTGACCTTGTTGTCTTGTTAGTACTACGGTGTCTCCTACTTTCTTCTTTAGATTAGAAAGAGGAGCACTTTTTACAATGATTGTATTGTTTACAATCTTGTGGAAATAAACTGAATTTGACATTTTATGATAAATTTAATTAATGAATATAATATCAGGGGGTACCTGACTGTCAAAAATAAACTGGGGAGTTGAAACTTATAACCTCTCAACAACTTCATACATACAAAATTTTAATTACCCAAAAAAAATTTGTATATTATGGGTATAGGATCCTTTACAGAAAGGTTTGTTTAATTAAAAAATAAACAAGATGTTTGATGATAATTATGATGACCATGAGGAGGGCTTAGATTTAGGTCTATCACTCTCTGAGAAAATGGCATTAGAGAACTTAATAGTTAAAACGGCTTTTAATAATTCTTTTAATGTTATTACAAATAGAAGGAAATTTGTAGATATTGTAATTGGGAGTGATAAAGATAAGATTTCTACTAGTGCAATAATGGCACATGATCCTCATGAGGAAATGCACAAGGAAATATATGAGGACATGATAGATTATTTTCTTAAGGAGGAGGAATATGAGAAATGTGCAGAGTTAAGAGATTTAATGAATAATAAAGAAGATGTACACGTATAAAGCTAAAGTCTCTAGAGTAATTGATGGTGACACAATAGATGCAACTATCAATTTGGGTTTTGATATAACTGTTCACAAAAGGATAAGGTTAGCGGGGATCAATACGCCAGAATCAAGAACACGGGATCTAGAAGAAAAGAAACGTGGCCTAGCTGCTAAAGATGCATTAGTTGAAATACTGAATCAAAATGATCACTTTATATTAGAGAGTGAGAAGGTTGGGAAGTTTGGGCGTGTACTTGGAAAACTTCATATAAAGATAGGAGATGAGGATTGTTGTATTAATCAAAGGTTGATTGATGAAGGACATGCCGTGGAATATCATGGCGGTAAAAGATAAGTTATGGGAGTATTAAAAGAAGTTGTAAAAAAGAAGTATAAGAAAGGTGGAGCTAAAAAAGATGCTTGCTATTCTAAAGTTAAATCTAGATACAGTGTATGGCCATCTGCATATGCATCAGGAGCTTTGGTGAAATGTAGAAAAGTAGGAGCTGCTAACTGGGGTAATAAGTCTAAAAAGAAAAAGTAATGGCTAAAGAAGGCTTACATAAATGGTTTAGTAGAAACCAAGGTAAAGGTTGGATAGACTGTAAGACTGGTAAATCTTGTGGTAGAAAGTCAGCAAAAGGCGGATCTAAAAGACCCTACCCTGCTTGTAGACCAACAAAAGCACAATGTACTTCTGCATCTAGAAAAAAGACTGGTTCAAAAAGAATTAGTTGGAAAAAAAGTAAAAATAAAAAATAAAGTATTAATAATTAAAATTAAAAATTATGCCTGCAAAAAAGATTAAACCTGCAAAGAAAAAAGGTACAATGCCTAAGAGTGTTACAACTTATAAAAAAGGTGGTGCAGTTACTGTTAAAGGTGTTAAGGTAAAAGGTTTAACATCTAGACAAGCTACAACTTTAAAAAAACATTCAGTACATCATACTAAAAAACATATTAAAGCTATGGTGGATGCTATGAATAAAGGTGCAACATTTACTGCGTCACATAAACTTGCAATGAAAAAAGTTGGTAAATAATGGCTACAAAGAAAAAAGGTGCAATGGATGGCTGTTCTATTAAGAATGGTTGTAAAAGTAAATCAGGTGGACTTACTGCTAAAGGGCGTAAAATGATTAACCGTAAAACTGGTTCTAATCTTAAAGCCCCTCAACCTGGTGGTGGATCTAGAAAAAAAAGTTATTGTGCTAGATCTGCTGGTCAAATGAAAAAGTTTCCTAAAGCTGCTAAAGATCCAAACAGCCGTTTAAGAAAAGCAAGAAGACGTTGGAAATGTTAATATAAAAAATATGTGGAATATATTTAAAGATGATAACAATTGGAATGAAAAAACAATTGTAGGTTTTATAGCTTTTGTAGTTATGTGTATAATTATGGCAGCTGATGTTATAACAGGATGGTTTGGAGAAGATCTTGTTATAAATGAGTTTATATATAATTCATTTGTATTTATAGTTCTAGGGTGCTTTGGTATAGCAGGTATAGAAAAATTTGCAAATAAAAAATAAAATATGATATTAGAAAAAGGTTCAAAAGGAGAAGAGGTAAAAGTTTTACAAAAAGCTTTAGGTATAACAGCAGATGGTATATTTGGTGCAGGTACTGAGGCAGTGGTTAAAAAGTTTCAACAAGAAAATGGTTTAGACTATGATGGTATAGTTGGACGTAAGACATGGGAGAAACTTGGCATTGATACTGATATAGACTCTACTGCTGATGAGACAGAGTATGTAACTAAAGATGGTTTAGTTATTGATCGTCAATATTTAGACAAAGATGAGTACGTAAGAGACTATGGTAAAATAGAACCTCTAGGATTCTTTATTCATCACACAGCAGGATGGGATAATCCTTATTCTACTATTAGAAGTTGGAATAATGATTCACGTGGTAGAGTGGCTACTCAATATTGTATTGGTGGATCTAATGTTAAAGGTAAAGAAGCTAAGTATGACGGTGTAGTAGTAGAATGTTTTCCTAATAATTATTTAGGATGGCATCTAGGTAAAGTAGGTAAGTTTGATATCTCTAAATTTTCAGGAGGTGTAGAGCTTAACAACTTTGGTTACTTAACTAAGAAAGGAGACAAGTATTACACATATGTTAATACAGAAGTTAAACCAGAATTTGTATGTGATTTAGGATATGAGTTTAGAGGTAAAAGATATTGGCATGCATATACTGATAAACAAATTGAAAGTCTAAGATTATTAATTCTTCATCTTAAAGATATTTATCCTAAAATGGATTTAGTTAATGGAATACCAAAAATGTTAAAAGATGGTGTTGATCCAAAAGATGCATTTGAATTTAATGAAGATGCTTACTATGCTAGACAATTTGGATTATGGTCACACACAAGTGTTAGGAAAGACAAGTTTGATTGTTTTCCACAACCAGAATTAGTAGAAATGCTAAAAAATCTATAAACTAAAACTAAGATTATAATATGACAAATAAGGATAAGACTCCTCCAAAAGGTGCAATAAAATTTTCTATAAACTTATCTACTGAACAAAAAAATGCTAAAGCAGAAATTTTAAAACATCCCTTTAATTTTATAGTTGGAAAAGCAGGAAGTGGTAAAACACTTCTTGCAGTACAAATTGCTTTAGATCAAATGTTTAAACGTCAGTATAATAAGATTATAATAACAAGACCAACAATATCTACAGAAGATAATGGTTTTCTTCCAGGATCTGAAAAAGAAAAGATGGAACCTTGGTTAGTACCTATTAGATCTAATATGAGAAAGGTTTATAATAAACCAGAATTATTAGAAAGAATGGAACGTGATGAATCAATTGAGTTAGTATCATTAGCTCATTTTAGAGGACGCACTTTTGATAATGCTGTAGTTATTGTAGATGAATTTCAAAATTTAAGTAGATCACAATTATCAATGTGCATTGGAAGATTGGGTAAAGAATCTAAAATGATATTTTGTGGGGACTCTTACCAAATAGATCTTAAAGACAAAAACTGGTCAGCATATCATGACATGTCAAAAATAATAAATTCAGATTATGTTTTCCATACAGTATTAGAAGATTCTCATAGACATGGTGCTATTGATAATCTACTTGATTTATTAAACGTATATAATTAAAATAAATATAAACTTTTATTATTTAAACTTTTTTTATATATTTGCCATATTATTAATTTTAAATTATATTAAAATGGCAAAAGCTAAAATCAAAGAACCAGAAGTAGTTAGCCCTGAAGAAATGTCTAAGAAAGACTTAGAAAACAAAAGAAAGGAAATTACAGCTTACTATTCTGAAAACATTCCCCCTTTAAAAGTTCAATTAGAATATGAAGAACTTCTTAGGGACATTGAAAAAACACGTGCAGAAAGACTGCAAGCTCAAATGTTTATTGCACAAACAATGGCTCCTGAACCAGAAGAAGGTGAATCTAGAAATGATATGCCTGAAATGCAAAGTCAAACAACTATTGATCCATCTAAAATGAGTGGTCAAGAAGCAGCAGATCATATTAAGAGAACTCTTAAGAAATCAAACTAATAAATGGCTTTAGTAAATAAAATAGAGAAAAAAATTAAAATGAGTAAGGATGAGGTTATAAAATACCAAATCCTTACTTTTTGTTTTCTTAATGATATTCAAATAAGCAGTTCTGATTTGCAATGTTTACATGCTTTATCTAAAGAGGGTACAATTGAATTAACTAAATTTTGTAATATTATATCAAAGATTGGTATATTTAAAAGTTCACAATCTTGTAGAAATGCTTTGTCAAAAGCAGAAAAAAAAGGACTTATAGTTAAAGACGGAACTAACAAAAAGAAAATATTTATAAATACAGAAATGGGTATAGAGGTAGATGGAATTATTTATTTAGATTATAAAATACTTGGTCTTGAATCCTAAAAACTACAAAGATTTCTATAGTGATGTTTCTACTGATGCAGAAGTGCACAAAGACCTGGTAGCAGAATTTGTATCTTTCTTTTATGGAAAGGTTAGAGGTAGTTTATCAAGTTTAGAAAATCCAAGAATAAATATTCCAGGATTAGGAACATTTAAAATTAGAACTAATAAACTAAAAAAAGCAATTAAAAGAAATAAAGATATCCTTGGAAATTTAGAAAAAATGACATATACAGGATATGAGAAACATGTACCTGTAAAAAATAAATTAAAGGAAATGGAAAATGCTTTAATTAAAATAGAAGAGAATATTAAAAATAAAAAAAATTTTAAAGATGAGATTAAATAAACTACTTGCTGCATTAGGTAATATTGATCAAATTGCTGAAGGAATTAAAAATAGAATTTTTAAAAATGAAGACATTGAAGCAGTTGCTAAGATGAGATGGCAAGAATGTAAAATGTGTCCGTTATTAGATAAGGTAGGAAAGTCTTGTGCTGTTAATGGTACTCAACCATGTTGTTCTGATTGTGGTTGTAGTATATCTTTAAAGATCCGTGCTATGTCATCTGATTGTCCTAAAGGTAGATGGAAAGCTATAATGACACCTCAACTGGAAGATAAACTAAAAAAACAAGTTTATTTTGGATATGAAGCAAAACAAGAGCATGAAGAAAAATTAAAAAGACTTAAAGAGGAACAAAGAATCAGATTAGAAAAAGCAAAAGCAAAAAGAGATGGGAGTAATATTTAAAGAAGAAGGCCATCTTTATGAAAGTAATGATGAAGATAAAATTAAATGGACTAGTGTAACTAGTTTTATAGGGATGTTTAAACCTAAATTTGATAGAGATGCACAAGCAAAAAAATCTTCTAAAAATAAAAGGTCTAAATGGTATGGTATGACAACCAAAGAAATTAAAGATGCTTGGGATGGTGAAACTGAAAGAGCTATTGGATTAGGTAATTGGTATCATAATCAAAGAGAAGAAAATATATTAGAGTTTAAAACAATTGAAAGGGATGGTGTAGAAGTTCCTATTGTTAGACCTCTTATTAATAATAATGGTGTAAAAATTGCACCTAATCAAAAATTAGAAAATGGGGCATATCCAGAGCTTTTTGTATATTTAAAATCATTAGGTTTATGTGGTCAAGCAGATTTAGTTAGTATAGTTGATGGTGTTATAAACATACTTGATTATAAAACAAACAAAGAAATAAAAGAAAAAGGTTTTACAAATTGGGAAGGTATAACAAGTAAAATGTTTAATCCAATTAGCCATCTAGATGAATGTAATTTAAATCATTATAATTTACAAATGAGTTTATATGCTTATATTATTAAAAAGCATAACCCTAAACTTAAAATAGGTAAACTACAAATACAACATGTTTCATTTGAAAAAGAAGGTGAAAATGAATTTGGTTATCCTATAACAAAATATAATGATCAAGGAGAACCAGTAATAAAAGAAATTAAAATGTATGACCTACCATATTTAAAAGATGAAATAACAAGTCTAATAATGTGGCTAAAAGATAATCCACAATGCTAGTAAAACTATTTGACGTACAAAATGGTAAGGTAATACCATCAGAACATTGCTATTCTTTAAAGTCTTTAAAGGTAATAATGGAAAAATATCCAGAAACTTATTTATCTGTATACCTATATGTATTTTATATGACATGTCCAGATCCAGATATGAATCCTTTTTTTAATGTTCCTGAACATGAAAAAGAAGATCTTATAATAGAAGAAGTAGAGTTAGAAGAATCACCAGAGGATGGTGTAATTAGACAAGCTATAGATATGTGCAAAGAAATGTATCAAACACCAACATTCAGAGCATACAAGGGAATTAAAACAATGTTAGATAGACTAGCAAGGTATATGGAAACTACTTCTATTGAACACGGTAGAGATGGTAACTTAACGTCATTAGTTAATACTGCTGCAAAATTTGATCAAATAAGACAATCATTTAAAGGAGCATATAATGATATGAAAGATGAACAAAAAAGCCAAGTCCGTGGTGGACAAGGATTAGCATATGATCAATTATAAATTAAAACTAAATTAAAACTAAATGAGCAACATTAGACCAGTAGGAGACAGAATCTTAATTAAACAACACAAAGCAAAAGAAACTTATGGTACATCAGGAATTTATGTTCCTGAATCAAGTCAAGAAAAAGAAGACAGAGGTACTGTTGTTGGAATAGGAGAAGATGTAATAGGTGTGTATGAAGGTGAGGTGGTATTATTTAATCAATTTGTTCAACCTATTACTGTTACACATATGAATGAAGAACACATCTTATTAAGACAACAAGATGTTTGGGCAATAGTAGATAAGTAATAATGTATAAATCTATACCAACATATAAAGATGGCTTATGGAGTGAAACTCATTTTGAAGAAAAAAATGATTGGGTAAGCTATTTATTAACTTTATTTAAAGAACCAGGGCAGTATGAATTTGATGATACTGCCTTGTTGTTTAATGAGCAAGCAGTTATTTTTAATAAACAAGGTTTTTATTGTGATAAACCATTTAGATCTAAAGACTTTAATAAATATTGGGAAGACCAAAAATTTAAATGTAAAGAGGGTGTATTGTATCATGGTGAAAAAAATGTATTTTATTTAACTAGAGATTATTATATGTGGTTAAACTTCCTACCTATTTTTGATAAGGAAGAAAAAAAATATGGATTTGCCAAAGTAAGAGATGCTCAATACCATATGGCATTATATGAAGTACTTGCTGAAGAGCATAATAAACATGTAGCTATACTTAAAAAACGTCAGATAGCATCATCATATTTTCATATGGCTAAACTTATAAACCAATTTTGGTTTGAAGCAGGATCTATTTGTAAGATAGGTGCATCACTAAAAGATTATATTAATGATAAAGGTTCATGGAAATTTTTAGATGAATACAAAACATTTCTTAATGAACATACAGCATGGTATAGACCATGTACTCCAGAAAAAGTTTTATTGTGGGAACAGAAGATTGAGGTTAGAGTAAATAATAGAAAGACTAATAAAGGTCTTATGTCTAAGATACAAGGTGCATCATTTGAAAAAAATGCAACTACAGGTGTAGGTGGACCATGTACATTCTTTTTTCATGAGGAAGCAGGTATTGCTCCTAAGATGGATCAAACATATGAGTATATTAGACCTGCAATGACATCAGGTATGATGACTACAGGTATGTTTATTGCAGCTGGATCTGTAGGAGATCTTGCACAATGTAACCCATTAAAAGAATTTATACTTAATCCACAAGCAAATGATATATATGCTGTAGAAACTGATCTAATGGATGATAAAGGTGGTATAGGAGTAGCAGGATTATTTATACCAGAACAATGGTCCATGCCTCCATACATAGATAGCTATGGCAACTCACTAGTTAAAGAATCTTTAAATGCAATAAAAGAAGAAAGAGCACAATGGCAAAAAGATTTAGCTCCTGAACAATTCCAATTACGTATATCTCAAAAACCAATTAATATTGCAGAGGCATTTGCATATAGAAAAGCTGCTGTATTTCCACAAGGTATAATTGCTGAACAACAAAAACGTATTGAAGAAAAAAAATATTCTTATGAGTTAATTGAATTAGATAGAGATTCAAAAGGTATAATTGCCAAAAGAACTAATAAACTTCCAATCACTACTTTTCCAGTAAAAAAGAAATTAGATGATAAAACAGGATGTTTAGTTGTTTGGGAAAGACCTATTGATAATCCAGATTTTGGTACATACTATGCATCTATTGACCCTGTTTCTGAAGGTAAAACAACTACATCAGATTCTTTGTGTAGTATATTTGTTTATAAAAATCCTATTGAAATAACTAGAGATACTCCTGATGGACCAGAAACTTTTGTAGAAAAAGATAAAGTTGTAGCATCTTGGTGTGGAAGATTTGATGATATTAATAAAACACATGAACGTTTAGAATTAATAATTGAATGGTACAAAGCATGGACTATAGTTGAGAATAATATTTCTTTATTTATACAGCATATGATTGCTAAGAGAAAACAAAAATATCTTGTACCCAAACAACAGGTTTTATTCTTAAAAGATTTAGGTTCTAACGCTAATGTATTTGCAGAATATGGTTGGAAAAATACAGGCACACTGTTTAAGAATCATTTAATATCTTATGCAATTGAATTTATACGTGAAGCAATAGATGAAGAATTAGATGACAATGGTGAAGTCATTAGTCAAACATTAGGTATTGAAAGAATACCAGACAAAATGTTATTAACAGAAATGTCACAATACTATCCTGGGCTTAACGTGGATAGATTAGTTGCTTTTTCTGCATTAATTGCATTTGCAAGAGTCCAACAGTCTAATAGGGGCTATTTAAAACGTAAAGAGAGTGATAAGTCAGCAAATAACTTGGATAATTCAAGAAATTTGTATAAATTATCTATGAGTCCGTTTAAGAATATTGGCAGGAAAAAACGTGGATCAAATGTTGGTGGATTTAAAAAATCTCCATTTAAAAATATAAAATAATGTATTGGTATCAAACAATAGCAGCTAGCAATTTAGAAATAATCTATACAATAAAGAAGTAATCATATGAAAGTATTTAATGCATTACAATTAAAGAATGGTGCAAAAGCAAAAACAAGTGGATATTCTTCTGCTAGTTCTAGTTTAACCCAACCTGTTCAATTTTTACCAGCAAAACAAAAAACAGATGATTGGTTTGCATGGAATTTAGATTGGCTTGAAATACAGGGTATGAACTTTTTAAGAGGTAATGCAAGAAAACTTTTAAAAAATTATAAACTTGCAAAAGGTATAATTGATAAAACAGACTATATAACAGAACCAGATAATGAATATAAAGAGTTAATGGATGTATTAACTCAAACTGATGAATCAGCATTAGAACTTAGATTCTATCCTATTATTCCTAACGTTGTAAATGTTATGACAGGAGAGTTTTCTAAAAGATATTCAAAGGTACAATTTAGAGCTGTTGATGATCTATCATATAATGAAATGATAGAAGAAAAAAGAAAGCTTATTGAAGAGAATTTATTACAAGATGCTAAAACTAAAATGGTCCATGAGATGATTAGTATGGGTCTTGATCCTAATTCTGAAGAAGCACAACAACAATTACAACCAGAAGGTCTTAAAACTTTACCAGAAATAGAAAGTTTTTTTCAAAAGGATTATAGAAGTTTAGTTGAAGAATGGGCTACTCATCAAATGAATGTTGATGAAGAAAGATTTAAAATGCAAGAACTTGAAGAAAGAGGTTTTAGAGATATGCTTATTTGTGATAGAGAGTTTTGGCATTTTAAAATGATGGAAGATGACTATGACGTAGAGTTATGGAATCCTGTATTAACATTTTATCAAAAGTCTCCTGATACAAGATATATATCAGATTCAAATTATGCAGGTAAATGTGAGTTACTTACTATTGCAGATGTTATTGATTCATATGGTTATCTAATGAATAAAAAACAAATGGAATCATTAGAAAGTATATATCCAGCTAAATCAGCAATATATACTCAAACTGGTGTTCAGAATGATGGTTCATATTATGATCCTACTAGAAGTCATAAATGGAATACACAATCTCCTTCATTAGGATATAGACAATTTATGAGCAACTGGGCTACCAATCCAGGTGGAGGTGGTGATATTGTAAATCAAATACTAAGTGAAGGAGAAGACGTTGGAACATACGGTGATCAAGAAATGCTTAGAGTATCTACAATTTATTGGAAAACTCAAAGAAAAGTTGGACACATGATTAGAGTAATGCCTAATGGTGAAGTTGAACAATTAGTGGTTGATGAAAACTTTAAAGTAACACATAAGCCTGTATACAATACAGTACTCTTTAAACAAAAAACTAAAGATAATCTTATAGAAGGTGAACATGTTGATTGGATATGGATTAATGAAGTTTGTGGTGGTGTTAAAATAGGAAGAAATTTACCAGGTTCATGGAGGGCAGAAGTAAGTAATGATTTAGATCCTATATACCTAGGTATAAATAAAGAGAAACCAGGTAGAGTACAATTCCAATTTAAAGGAGATAATAACTTATATGGCTGTAAACTTCCAATAGAAGGAAGGGTATTCTCTGATAGAAATACTAAGTCTACATCTTTAGTAGATCTTATGAAACCTTATCAAGTAGGTTATAATATGGTTAACAATCAAATAGCTGATATATTAGTGGATGAACTTGGTACAGTTATTATGTTTGATCAAAATGCTTTACCACGTCACTCAATGGGAGAAGATTGGGGTAAAAACAATATGGCTAAAGCATATGTAGCAATGAAAGATTTTGGGATGTTACCATTAGATACATCTATTACTAATACTGAAAATGCTACAAACTTTAATCATTACCAAACATTAAATCTAGAACAAACAAATAGATTGATGTCTAGAATACAATTAGCTAATCATTTTAAGCAACAAGCTTTTGAAGCTATTGGAGTTAACCCACAAAGAATGGGACAAGAGATATCTAGGCAAACAGCAACTGGTGTACAACAAGCAGTACAAGCATCATACTCTCAAACAGAAATGTATTTTATACAACATTCAGATTATCTTATGCCTAGAGTACAACAAATGAGAACAGATCTATCACAATACTATCACAGTAAAATGCCAAGTGTAAGATTAAATTACATATCCAGTGAAGCAGAAAAAGTAAACTTTACAATTAATGGTACTGAACTATTAATGAGAGATTTTAATATATTCTGTACAACTAAAACAAATCATAGAGCAACACTTGATCAGTTAAAACAAATGGCATTAACTAATAATACAACAGGAGCAAGTATTTATGATCTTGGAGGTATTATTAAAGCAGATTCAATTGCTGAAGTTTCTAACATACTTAAAGGTGCTGAAAATAAACAAATAATTGAAAGACAAGAACAGCAACAGCAACAACAACAAATGCAACAACAACAGCTTGAATCACAAGCTAAAGAAAAAGCTGCTGAACGTGAGTTCCAAAAATCTGAAGCAGATCTAGAACGTAAAAAAGATCTTATGGTTGCAGAAATTAGGTCTGCAGGTTTTGGAGCACAATCTGATATTAATCAAAACCAAGTTAGTGATTTCCGTGATGCTATGAATGATATGGAAAATAGAGATCAATATAGAGAGCAAATGGATTTTAAAAGAGAAGAAGCTGCTAGAAAATCTTCTGTTGATCAATCAAAAATGCAAATAGATCAAGAAAAATTAGCTACACAACGTGAAATAGCAAATACAAATTTAGAAATAGCAAGAGAAAATAAAAATAAATATGATGTTAATTCTAATGCTAAAAAAGATAATAAGAAGTAAAAATAATAGTGATAGCTATATACTGCAGAAAATCTTTATCTAATTTTAAAATTTCTAAGGTTTATTAAGAAAATTCTTATTATATTATATATGTAATATTAACAGTTAATAATAACATAAAACCAAATAGTTATGGCTGAAGAAAACAAAACAGTTGAAACAACAAAAGAAAAGGTTGAAGTTAACCTAGATGAAATTTTTAATGGAGCACCAGGAGGAGACTCTATAACGCTTCCAGAAGAAGAATCTAAAAAACCAAATGTATTTAGTAGAAAGCCAGAAGTAGATATGTCTTTTGTAGATGAACCTACAAAAGAAACTACTAAAAAAGAAGAAGAAGTCAAAGAAGAAGAAGTAGTAGAAACTACTGATACAAAAAAGACTGAAAAGGTAAGTAAAGAACAAATAGATGAAATCTTTGGTGATAACACTGAAGAAGAAGAAGTAGTAGAAGAAGCACCTAAAAAAAGAGGCAGAAAAGCTATAGAAGGTGTTGCTGATGTTTTTAAAAAGCTTATAGATGATGAAAAAATCTTAGCTTTTGATGACGGAAAAGATTTAGAAGAGTATAGTGCAAAAGATTGGCAAGAATTAATTCAAGCTAATCTAGATGAAAAAGCAAATGCAGCTAGGAGAGAAACTCCTAAACAGTTCTTTGAAAGTTTACCAGAAGAACTTCAGATTGCAGCAAGATATGTTGCAGATGGAGGTCAAGACCTAAAGGGTATGTTTAAAGCATTGTCTGTTGTTGAAGAAACAAGAGATTTAAATGTTAAAGAAGAAAAAGACCAATCATATATTATTAGAGAATATCTAGGTGCTACAGGTTACGGAACTAGAGAAGAGATTGAAGAAGAAATTGAGATTTGGAAAGATCTTGGTAAACTTGAATCTCAAGCAATGAAGTTTAAACCTAAGTTAGATAAGATGCAAGAAAAAGTTGTTGCAGCAAAACTTCAAGAACAAGACATGAAGAGAAAGCAACAAGAGCAAGCATCTCAAAACTATATGAAAAATGTATATGAAACTTTAAAAGATGGTGCAATAGGTGATACTAAAATTGATAAAAAAACACAATCTTTTTTATACAATGGTTTAGTTAATCCTTCATATCCATCTATTAGTGGAACTAATACAAATCTATTAGGACACCTTTTAGAAAAGTATCAGTTTGTTGAGCCAAACTATGATTTAATTACAGAAGCATTATGGTTGCTTTCAGATCCAACAGGATTTAAAGATACTATAATGAAAAAAGGTTCAAATAAAGCTGTAGAAGAAACTGTAAGAAAATTAAAAACAGCCCAGTCTTCTAAAACATCTGCTGCTTCAGTACAAGAAGAAGCACCTGTAAAAAAACAAAGAAAAATCCCAAGAGGTGGAGGGGCTAATATATTTAAAAGATTTTAAAATAGAAGTCAACAGATAAGTAATTAATTTATAATATTATTAACAATGGCTAGATCAAGTAACCCAATTAAACACTACGCTTCTGCTGTATATGATTTTGCAGTAGATGGTGGTGCTATTAATACTTTATATCCTTCTCAAACAACGGTTATTCCTGCAAATGCAATAATGGTTGATGTAACAATTGAAACATTAACTACACATGCTTCTTCAGGATCAAATACTTTAAAAGTTATAGCGTGCGGTAAAGAGTTAACTGGTTCTATAGCATTAGCTGATAGACAAGCAGGTGATGTTTATACAACTATTTTACCAAAACGAGGACATACAACAGAAAGAGAAATTGGTGTGATCATAGGAGCAGCAACTTTAACAGCAGGTAAATCTATTATAACTGTAGGTTATTATACATCTACTTATCAACCATAGAATTAAAAAAAAGAAAACAACAATTAACAATTAACAATTTAATAATTAACAAGTAAAATTTAAACAAAATGGCAAGATCAAGTAATCCAATCAAACATTATGCATCAGCAGTGTATGACTTTTCAATTGATGGTGGAGCGGTATCCACTATTACTCCAGCCCAAACATCTATTATTCCTGATAACGCAGTAATTACAGAAGTTTGTATTGAAACATTAACAGCACCAACAGGTAATTCACATACCTTAGTGGTTAATGCAGGAGGAGTAGCTATTACTGCAGCAACATCATTAGCTGAGAGAAGTGTAACTGTACCTTATACTACAGTACTTCCTAAGAAAGCTACTTCAGCTTCTGCAATTACAGTAACAATTGCTGTTGGAGCAGCTACTGCAGGTAAGAACGTTATCACTGTGGGATATTTTATGTCTCCTGAATAATGAGTAAAATTTTAAAAAAAGAAAACAACAACAAATAATAATTAATTTAATAATTTAAAAAACAATCAAAATTATGGCAACTCCAGTTTTAAATAATGGGATTTTCCTACGTGATACTAACTATAAAGCTAGTTCACATGTTGATTCTTATCACTTAACTCAAATGTTGGGTTCTGCTGAACCTATGGATATGGGTCCAGTTGATTTATGGGCAATGACACAAAAGGTAGAAATGCCTTTGTATCAAATGGCTTCATTTGGTGGAAAGAATACAATCATGGTGGATAACGCTAGAGGTGAGTACAAGTGGCAAACTCCTATTGCACAAGATCTTCCTTACTCTTTAGGTAAAATTGATGGCGTTACTGACGCAAGTGGTACAGTAAGAGGTATAGATGGTCAAACTTTCAAAATTCTTTTAAGTAAAAGAGCATTTGGACATGGTGATATTATTACTTATGACAAATACAATGGTCTAGAACTTTACGTTACTGCGGATGATATCATTCCTTCTGGTGACGGATTTGTTTATACTGTTCAACTTGTTAACAGCAATAACACTGCAGGTCTAGCAGACAAATACTTAGTATCAGGAACTAAATTCTTTAGAAAAGGTTCTGCACGTGGTGAGTATGGTGAGAGATTTTCAGATATTCAAACAGGAACAGGTTTCCGTGAATTCTACAACTTTGTAGGAGGAGCTGAAGCTCATGTACATTATTCAATTTCTTCTAGAGCAGACTTAATGCTTAAAGGTGGAATGAATGCAGATGGTACAATTCCAGTTACAGAGATCTGGAGAACTTATGATAAAGACGTAGATCCTTCTGTATCTTCATTAGAAAGTATGGTAGAGATCATGGGTGCTGATTATGTTAAACGAGCATTTGATAATGGAAACTTATCAAGAACATTCCTAACTAATATGGAAGCTGCTCACTTAAACAAAATTGCATCTGATATTGAAACTTACCTAATGTGGGGTCACGGTGGTAGAGTTAGACAAGACGGTCCAGATGATTTAAGAATGTCTGTTGGTCTTTGGAAACAATTAGATAATTCATACAAAAGAATTTATAACAAATCTTCTTTCAGCTTGGATATGTTCAAAACTGAGCTTTACAACTTCTACCAAGGTAAAGTTGAATTAGAAGGTCCAGATCCAAAACGTACATTAATTGTACAAACTGGAATTGGTGGTATGAAACTTGTTAATGATGCTATTGCTACTGAAGCAGCAGGTCTTGGAAGTGCTTATGTAACAAACACTGATCAAATTGGTATGGTTACTGGTTCAGGTATGGACTTAGGCTTTGGATATGCATTCACATCTTACGTTATTCCTTTCTTAGCTAACGTTAGATTTGTACTTAATCCAGCATTTGACAACTTACACACTAATGATATTGAGAATCCACTTATTGATGGACGACCATTAAGCTCTTATAGCTTTATCATTTTTGATGTAACTGAAGAAGGAAATGATAACATTCACTTGTTAAAACTTTCTTGGGATAATGCATTGAAATGGTTCTACCAAAATGGTACTATGGACTATATGGGAAGATCTCAAGGATTTGCATCATCAGGTAACTTTAATGGATACCGTGTAATGATGACACAAACAATGCCAGCAGTATGGGTGAAAGATCCAACTAAGGTGTTAAAGATTGTAATGAAAAATCCTATTACAGGAGGTTCATTCTAATATCAATATGTATGAATAGAGAGGAGGACAATACTCCTCCTCTTTATTTTTTTAATAATTAATAAAAAACCAAACACAAAATGCCTAAAACAAACAACAAAAAGGAAAGTAAAAAAGAAGTTATTGCAAATGTTGAACCAACATACACAACAGAAGCAATAAGAGAAGTAACTATGATTGAAAAATACCAAGAAGGTAAAAATCAATCTATAGCAATACGTACATACTTTGATAGAGCCATGGAAAATATGGGACTTGAGTCATATAGTATGTCACTATTTGATGGTGTAATTCATGAAGAAGAGTTATCATGTCTTGAAGTAAATGGAATTAAAAGATATGTAACTGGATTAAATGAATTTGCTCCTGAAATTAGAAAACTTTCTGCTGAAAAAAGAAATGCAAAAGTTAAAGAAATTAGAAAAGCTGTTAGCATCTTAGAAAGAGATTTAGCAGCAAATATAATTGATGAAAATGATCCAGAATTTTGGAACAAGGTTAAATTACTAAGACATGATAATCATGACTTTTGGGGAAAGATTAGCATTAGATGTGGTAATGAGCCAGTTTTTTTAGATCCAACTTCTGATCCTTATGATTTAATTAAATTATATGCTATTGAAGCTGGTGGTTTTTCTATTGTTGCAAAGAATCTTAAGGATGCTAAAAACAAACAAGGTTGTAAATTTTATTTAGATAAGTTAGAAGATACTGTTAGTACAAGAACTGAAATATCTAAATTAAGAAATAGAGCATTGTCAGCTTTAACTTCAATGTATGATTCAGAAAATACTAAATTATTTTATGTTGCAAAAATTGTAGATGTAAATAGTACTCAATATAATAAGTCTACAGCTAATGATATAATTTATGAAAACATGGATGCTTTTATTCATGGAGAAGGACATGATAGAAATGAAAGAAGATCTGCTGAAAAGTTTTTAGCTACTTCTAGATTGTCTATGGAAGATTTAAAATTAAAAGCAATTTTAACTGATGCTGCATCATACTCTATTATTAGCACTAAGTCTGATGGATGGATTTATTTTGGATCAGTTAAGATGGGTAAAACAAATGAACATTGTCTAGAGTGGCTTAAAAATCCTTTAAATGAAGAGAATTTAATGGGTCTATTAAGTCAGATTGAATACTATTGGAATATGTAATTATGAACAATACTACACTACAAATAAAATTTAAACAAAGACTAAATAAGTTAGCTAGTAATGACTATGATAACTTAGAGTGTTGGCAAATAGTTGAGTCTTTTAATAAGGCTCAAGTAGAATGGTGTAGAAGACAATTGCATGGAAATAATATTTATAAGGAAGGTGATGAAATGTCTAAAAGACGTATTGATGATTTACAAATTTTACTAACAGATTTAGGTTTAACTTTTAATACTGAAAAAGATTATATTGAATCAACTAACTTCCCTGTTAATTATTTTGAATTTAAAAGAGTTTCTACTGAGGCATATGATAAATGTTGTCCTTATACTATAGATTCAAAAGGGGATTACCATGGAAGATCTATGACAGTTTATTTATCAGAAGAAGCTAATGTAGATTTAATAATGAGAGATCCTTTAAAAAGACCTGACTTTGACTGGGGTGAAACTTATTGTACAATACAAGGTAATAAAATTAGAATATACAAAAGAGACTTTGACATTATAGCTCCATTATTAACATATTACAGACAACCAAGAAATATACAAATAGTAGGATGTGTAGATCCTTATACATTAGTTGAATCACCAGAAGATATAGAATGTGAATTTAAAGATGATATAGTAGAACTTATTATTGATGAAGCATGTTCTATAATTGCAGGTGACATTAATGATGTAAATACATACATGAGAGGATCTTCCAATGCTGAAAAAAATAATTAATTATGAAATAAATACATAAATATTTTGTATATTAATTATGTAACGTGAGGTTACAACAAATATCAATATCAATATAAATTTAAAAAACAAAAAAAATGGCTTATTTTAACCACGCTTTTGGTAAAGCATTTTAC